TGATAGCAGCAGTTACTCTCTCCCTTGATTGCTCGATTAATGTATCCTTTTGAACGTAAAGATAAGCACCACCCCCTAAGACAGCTAAAGAAACTAAACCAGATAACAACGCGACACCATTAATCAACTTTTGCATCTTTCTTCTCCAATGTAGGTGCTTCTTTTGAATCGTCTTTCTTTTTAGACGCAACGACACCGAACGTCGCAAGCGTCCCCGTGAACACGCTGGCAATAAAAGTCGGATCGATGTTTTTTTGAGGAATACCAGGAACAGTTACATAATTAAGAGTCAGAATTGCTGCTGACCATCCAAGAATAATAACTCGGACGAGAGTTGATACACCCTCATCCGCCCACTCAAATTTGTTTTCCTTTTTGGCTTCCTCTTTCTTTGGATTATCCATGAGTAAAGAGTTAGGCAATTTTATTTATCTACTCTGGTCTTGCTGGTTCTGTTCTATCTGCTGCCTTATCAATAACACCAAGTTCTAATGCTTGTGCAACCTGTGCCTCTCTACCAACTGCAATCGCAATAGAGTTATCATTACAATGAGCAGTATTTAACTTAATAATTTCTTCAATAGCAATACGAGCACGGTTGTGCGCTGCATTAGAAATCCAGTGATCAACATCAAAGGCAATATACTCCATTGCTGTTTTCTCAGTGTCTGTTAATGTAACTGTATAATCTGCCATTTTTATATGAGTGTGTGTTTTTTTATTTATTGATTATCCAATCAAATATCCACCACAATGTGTATATGGTGTGTTGTATATGAATGTTGTTGTACCAGTTCCATTGCGTACTACAAAAGTAACCTCATCATTTAATTCCATAGTAACAATACCATTAATTGTTGTTTGTTGGAAAGTTGTAGTAGCTGAGTCATTCATATCATTACTACCTACATACTGAGATCCATTTTTATGAATTTGTATCTGGTAATCACCATTATCCTGTCTCTGCGCCATAGCACTTAAATAAAAGAAATACTTTCCTGCTACGGGAGCAGTAAATACCCCTGTGGTTGGGTTAAAGTTAGAACCAGTGTCATGTTTCTCAGTCCAAGGTGCAAGAATGCTTGCTGTATTAACGGTAAAGTTAAAATTACCATTTTTTACACATTGAAAAGATGGTTGATCGGGTGTTGTTACCTCTCCATTCTCACTTATACGAACTCTTTCTGCTCCATTAGCACGTAATATAATATTACCAACTGCCCTCAGTCCTAGATCATCCTGATCCGCACCAGTTCCACCTCCCATTTGTTCAGCAGAACCAACCCAACATTTTGTTGTTCCACTTTGCTTAAATCTCATAAATGAACCACCAACATTGGTGGAATCAAGATTCAATATACCATCACTAGTTCCATATAATGTAGATTGGAGTGCGGCGAGATCAAGTGAAAGTGCATTAGCAGTATAAATTCTAACCTCAGATCCTTTAAGTTTTAATTCATCCCAAGAACTACCAGTTCTATTATAAGATTGGATTTGTCCTACACCTGCTGATGCCTCAAATATTTCAACACCTCTTCCTGATGCTGGTGTGACATTCTCAGTGACATGTATACCACCACTAACATCTAATAAACCACTAGAAGTTATACTAAGTTTTTTTGTTGATGATGCACCATCAGCAGATCCTGTATAAAACTCCATCGCTCCATTGGAACCTCTTATCTCAAGATCATTTCCTCTTAGTTGGAATAATGCTTTATAATCCCCACCATCATTGAGTTTTAATGTAGGAGTAGTGGCATTATAAATTTCTAATGTAGTTCCACCATCAGAAGTGGGATTGTCAGTTCCGATGCCAACATTACCACCAGATTTTATAGTAATTGCAGCTGTTGCATTGGTTGCAATTACAACATCACCATCGGTATAATTCCAAGGTGCATAACAAGTAGTCCCACTCATTCCAAATAAGGCACCGGCACTGGAACCTTCTCCTGTGCCACTATTTGTTGATTGGAAATATGATGATCCAGCTCCTGTATTATGAGCGTGAATTAATCTTCCGCCAGTGATTGTTTGAGTATTCACTCCCAATCCTGTGGCGTTAACATGTAATTTTACAGATCCATTTTGATCGTAAGTAAGATTATTACTATCAATCTCTAAACTATTGCTACCCTCAACTAATCTATCAGCAGGAGTAACACCCAGTCCAATCCACTTAATTGGATTTGTTCCAACACATTTGTATGTGATAGATCCTTCAGTAAAGGTCTCATTTATACTAGGACTTGCTGGAAATACAATTGCCATTTGACTTTAGATTAGAGATACCCTGATGTATTTATCTAGCGTTAGCTGTTTTAAATGGTGACTCAGCAAAGGCAGCAAATATAAACTTGTCGCCATCTTCAGATACAGACAATTCATCATCTCTTACTTTAAATCCATTAGAAAGAAAATCAAATTTGAAACCACTAGTTTCTGTGAAATTTCCGTTTGGGCGCATGGCATTATCCATTTCATTATAAGGTGCTCTTGAAGAATCCCACAACACCCAATGACTGTTACCAGTATCTATATTTTTTATCAGTACCCAAGAAGGTCTGAATCCACAATACACAAAGGGACCATCAAGAGAAGAATTACCAATATAACTTCCAAATTTACTAAAGCCTTCTACTTCTGCCCACACGTAAGCAATTTGTTCTGCCGAAAATATTGGATCAAATGTTGTAGCAGTAGCATTATGCATATATGTTGTACTAGAAACTACAACAGGATCAGTATAGTTAAGCAGTAGTTTGCCAGTACCACCTGGAGCATATAGGTCAGCATGAGCAACATTCCAATTTCCAGCAGTCGTAGATTTTTGAATAATAAATTTTGGTGTGCTATTCAATCCATGTCCAGAGGTTCCAGGACCATTTGACTTTACAATACTAAATCCAGCAGTTGGATTAGCACTTATCTGTGTTGTGATATTTCCCTCAGTGTTTGATACTGCGGGACCACCAGCCTTCCAGCACCATGCCACATATTCACTTCCACTATTGTTTGTTCCTGTAGATGATGAATAATTAACAGTAAATCCATCGGAATCAAATGACGGCATTCTTCCACCGGAAGCAGTGTAATCAACCTCTTCATTATCATCATCTGAATATAGAACTTGATCAGCACCTCGCACAATATCAAAAAGATAGTTATTGTTTACCGCAGTTCTTACTTTAATCCACACAAAATCTGGTTTGAATCCAAGACCAGTAATACTTCTATTATCAGTACCATCACCAATCCAAGTCACAGTCTTAAAGTACTTACCAGGATCAGCAATCACAGGATCAGGTAAGTTGTCCGTACACAATGCTAGGAATCCAGTTGGAGGAGCATACTTAAACAGTCCCTTACCATTATCGTCTGTGAAGGTTCCTGCTGTTGTAGTTCCAGAGAATGATGGATTTTGACCGAAGTTTGTTTGAGATATCGTATTGTATGCATTACAATAGGGGAAGATTCCATCATTAGAATATGCAGTATCTACTGTTCCTGTTGGATTTGTTCCTGATGTTGGATTGCCATTTCCATTTAGAGTAACTACACTAACAGTATAATAAGTTCCATTTATACCCAACCATATATTTCTAGAGTCTGCATCATAAGCAATATTCAAAATATCTCCATCACCAATTCCAGGATCAGATATCCAACTCGTTCCAGCGTTAGCACCATTTATTGCAATTTGAAGACCTACAGAACCCCAATAAAATCCAGAAAAACTAGTGCCAAATGCATTGCCATCCAAAGTGTGATTATTCATAGCAATGCCAATAGTACCTATGACATTGGATTTTCTTGCCGTGCTTTCTCTATGCTCATAATACCACTTTCCAGTTGTTGGAATTCCTACTGTTGCTCTTGTTGCCCGATAACTCCCAGAATTTTCTATTGATAAATTACCATCTGATAAAGTTAGACTACTTCTATCAACAGCATTCCAAGTAGCAAAGTTATTCTTACAAGTATCAGCAGTTGTTCTAAATGCCTCAATACCTACTGGTGTGTAAGGTTTGGGAACATCAAAACCACCTTTGTATTTTGCTACACCGTTGTAGATACGGAAGTCTTGTATTTGACCATTTAATAAACCACTTGTTGAACCGAATCCACCACCAACTCTCACCACATTGTCAGTTGATGTTAAGGTATTTGTTTGTGTTGCAGTATGAGCTACAACTCCATTTATAATAATCTGTTGAGTTGAACCAAAGTGTGATATTGCTACATGATACCACTGATTTGCAACTGCCGTAATTCCCGTACTGTATTCAAATACCCACGAACCATTATTTTGATATCCAAATCTAAATCCAATATTAGAAAAAGATGCATATCCAATTACCCATCCACTTTTACCTGAACCCAAATATACAGAATTGTTTGCTGTTCCTATGATGTCATTAACGCTATTAATGCTATTAAAATTTACCCAACATTCAATGGTATAATCACCATCAAGATCATATTCAGTGTTTGATTCGGATATGTCAAAATAATCACCAGTGCCATCAAAGGTCATAGCACTTCCATAATATCCGGGAATTCCATAACCCACACCAGCATTACCAGCTGCTGTAAGTGTCTTATTAGTTCCACCACCTTTGATATCAGCAGAGTAATCTCTGGGTACGTCTTCTTGTTTAAGAACTACATTATCCCAGAAACCATATATACCATCAATGCTTGCCATCTGGAAGTCTAATAGTATTGATGTATTATCCGCAACAAATGATGTTTTCCATTTATAATCTGTGCTTTGCCATCCAGAAAGTATATTAAGACCTGATGCACTGGTTATTACAGTAACTATTGAAGCATTATTAACACCACTATGAAACATATCCACAGAAAAACTGTATCTTTTTCCAACTTCTAGTCCAGTTACAGTTTGGTTAGCACTACCATAAACCGTATTAGTAGTAAGAACTTTCAATCTACCGTTATCAACTGATAATATTGCAGATTGTTCTGATGTCCATCCAGTAGTATCAGTATCAAAAGTTCCATTTGTAACCAGATTAGCACCAGTCGCAGTAGAAATGCCAGGAACAGCAAGAACCATAGAACCAAGTATCTCATTTTTGGTAGCAAATGTATTACCATTCGTAGTGATTGGTTCAGGCGTGACTGTTGCTGCTGTTGCATCAGTGCTTGACTGACAGCACAGAAGTTTTGTGTTAGTTATTGCTGTTAGTGGTTCTGTTGGTGGTGTGAAGTTTGCTGTATAAACTGGAGAACCTTTAACAAGACGAGCGTTAGAAATTAGTCCATTAAAATGGAAAGAAGAACCACTAGAAACTCCATCACAACCAATCTGATGAGTATTTGTAGTATTGGCAATAGTGTGAGAGAAACTGGTATTTTCGGCAACTTTGTTACCATCAACATATAGTCTTAAAGTATTTCCATTTCTTACTGCTGCTACATGATGCCACCGACCTGTTTTAATTACACCTGCTGAAGAAATTGTTCCTAAATTACTTCCGGTATTACTATATGCAGATCCATTTCCAGAATAGAACGTTATCGCGCCAGTGGCAAAAATATCAAACTCGTATCCAGATGGTGATGGTGATGACTGATTGTTTCCAAAAATACCTGCATTTTTTAATTCACTCGCAAAAATGAATGCTTCCATACAGAAGTCACTTGATCCTAATTCAAGGTCAATATTATTTGCTATCTCTAAACGGTCATCAGTTCCATCAAATCTTACACACCCATCAAAACCAAGTGTTCCTTCTTTTTCTGGTCTCAGTTGACTGACATAAGCATCAGTAGTTGTAGGAGCTCCATTACGTGGTTGTGGTAAGTCCTCTCCCTTCAGTTTGATAATACTATTAGGAGCACAGTGGAAGTCAGCACCAGGATTAGAACTATCATTCATAGGAAGATATAATCCATTGGCACCAAATCCACCACTACGATTGATCGTATACTTGATTGACTTTGGTTCTCTAGGACTCCATTGTCCTGGTTTGAAATTAGATGCTTCTGAAGTTCCAAAAGTCTGATAACCATTTCCATCTTTATAGAAACCAAACACATCTGGTGTGAGTTGTTGACCGTCTACAAAGAAATAATCAAAAATTTGTCCTTTACCAAAGGTGCTCTGATCACCATTTTTGAAGATATCAAAACTTCTGGAAGTAAGTATATCAAATTCATAATTTCGTGGAATAGATCCATATACATCACTATAAGCTGTTACTTTGGCACCATTTCTATAATAAATGACTCTATCATCAACATTTAATGCTGTGGTATCAAACGCAAAAATGTGATGGATCCAAGAAGAAGGATCACGATCAGCAAGATTCCAATATCGTGAATAATCTGTTCCGCCCTTAATTGTATAAACTAAAACACTATTAGTATCACCAGTTGTAGCTACTCTTACAGTAAAGAAAGTTGAACCACTCGCATGAGAATTGCCTAGGATATTAGCACCATTAGTCTCATTTATCTTTGTCCAAGCACTTATAGTAAATACTCTTCTATTACCACCGCTGGTAGGAGTTCTTTTTAAATATTCGTTTGCCATTTATCAACCCAGTGTGGTGGAACCTGATGGAATATAGTCAGTAAAGAGCTCTACCCACTCAGTGCCATTATATATTTTGTAAGCATTCTCTACAGTATTGAAGTATTGATCTCCTTCAGTATTGTTGCTAGTTGGATCACTAGCAAGGGCACCTAACATTTTTGTGCCGTTGACATATAGTGCCATTAGTTTACCTCCTGAAGCATGAATTTGTACTTCTTACCGCTCCTTCTATTTATCAGGAACAGGTCTTCCTCACCCTCTTGAATAGTGTACTGACCCCAAGTTCCATCTACATCATTAGCAGCACCCTCGTTAGATAGTTGAAGGTCAGCAGAGTAGATGTTCGCCCAACGATTAGATGCTGAACCTAAATCATAAGTAGCATCGGCACCAGGAAGAACACCGCCAAATGTACCAGTACCAACAAACGTGGCGGCACCAGTATTAGAAAATAATTTTATCTTAGGACTAGTAAAAACACCAGTAGAATCAAGTTCTATATGACCAGCAGATTTAACATTTGTATCAATTTCACCGTCAGCATTAATAGCAAAGGCTCCAGAAGCAAATGAAACTGAACCATTGGCGTTGATTCTTGACGTGGCGGTTGCGGTTCCCTGTAAGAATCCCATATACACAGCACTAGTACCTGATCCTGATGCTCTAGCTGCCTGAATAACTCCAGTTTGAAGCATCTTAGCTCCAACATTAGCACCATCATTAGGATCACCACCAGACTGAACCTTTCCACCAAATATTCCTGTACTATCAACAGTTAGTGTGCCATCAAGAGTTAGATCAGTTGGCAATCCGTTTGGTGAGGCATCAACCCACTGACTTGAACTGCTATCACTATAGTATACGAACATGCGTCCGTCGTCTGTGTCATACCAAAGGTCTCCGGGGTTAGCAGGAGAAGGAGCAGCAGATTGAACAGCAGCACCGCCACCAATCTTACCCCAGACATTACCATCATATCCCTCAAATACATTGGAACTATTATTCCAACGTAGCATACCTTCTGCTGCTGTAGGTTGACCAGAAGCTCCTGGTTGTTCAGCATTAGTTCCAGAAGGTAGTTGTAGATATCCTGTTCCAGTAATGTCTACATTACCAGATACTTCAAGAGCAGTTAAAGTTCCAACAGAAGTTAGAACAGAACTAGTAACACCGGTTCCAAGACCAGCAACAACACCAGTTCCAGCAGTGGGTCCGATCTGAGTCAAACTCAGCATTTCACGAGCATTTCCAGAACCATCAATAATGTTGTAAGTCTTACCTTGAGCAACCTCCATGTCCTCAGAAGACTGCCAAGCATCATTAGCATTAGACCACAAGAAAGTATGTTGTGTATTACCAGCAAGAATAATACCACCGCCATCTGCTGCAGTATCAGAAGGACCGATAGCACTAAACGTTGGTGTTCCAGTTCCCGTTACATTGTTGGAAAGCACAGCACTGTTTCCAGTGATAGATACAATCGTTGTGCCATTAGGAACGCTAACTCCACCTGTATTAGATGTAACTACCATACCAGGAATCAATCCTAGAGTTGGAGAGATTGATGTAATATTTGCAGAAGTATCAGTGGTAGCACAAGTAAATGTAGTACTTACAACTTTAGCAAGTTCAATATTTTTATCAGCAATTTCAACAACGTTAGATTTTACAGTAGTTGTAGTTCCGTTGACAACTAAATCACCCTTAACTGTAAGAGTGCTGTTAACTGTTAGATCATTGCTAACAGTAACGTCAAAGTTTGCATCACCTTTAACCCAGAACTCAGTGCCAGATCCAATAACAAGTTGTCTATTACCAGCAGGGGTTGGTGGAGAATAAGTAGCATCATTGACTGGGTTTGTACTGTCAGCAGGACCAATTAAAACATTACCAGATCCAGATACATTATATCCAGCATAGTATCCAATACAAACGTTAGAATCTCCTGTGGTATTTGTTTGAAGTGCGTTAGAACCAATTGCCGTATTACCATCCCCAGAAAGATTGGAGAGCATAGTAGATCGACCCACAGCAGTATTAAGATCCCCAACACCATTAGATCTTAATACTTGATATCCATAACCAGTATTTCCAGCTCCTGAATTTATTGTTAATCCAGTTTCATATCCAACAGCAGTATTTTGAGAACCAGAAACAACAGATAATAATGCTTGTTTACCAACAGCAGTATTAGTTGCTACCGCACTTTGTCCTCTACCTACAGTCATTGGATCAGATGATCCACCTCGGATTAAAATATCAGAGTTAACAATATCAATTCTAGCATTACAAGTTAGAAGGTCTGTACTAGCACCACCAACTGTAAGGTCTTTTTCTACAACTAAATCACCACTGACAGTTGTGGTGCCAGATGTATTACCAATTGCAATCTGAGTTGCAGCACCACCAAACTGAATGGATTGAGCACCAGAATTAATCAGTGCGAAACCAGTAGATGTGGTAGTAAGACCGGTTAAGATGACAGGATTAGTTTGGAAAACAAGATCATCAGTGCCAGTCGTTCCACTAATCAGAGTACGCAATTGAGTCGCTGTAGTAGAAGCAAACGATGCTAATGTATCAGACTTATATGCTACCTCACCACCGACTCTAAAGTTTACATTGACATTTCCATTAGCGTTGTCAGATGTGAGAGTTAAATCATTATTAATATCAACTGTCTTACCAGACTGAATGTCTAAGTTTGCAGATGCTGTAGTTGCAATCTCAAGTCCATTGACAGAAGTTGCAGTAGCAGCACCAAGTGTTGGTGTTGTAAGTGTTGGATTAGTTAATGTTTTGTTTGTGAGAATTTGTGTTTCTGTTTCTGTTACTATTCTATCTTCAACAGATCCATCCCATGATCTCCAGTATCCACCACTTTCATGCCACTGAAATCCTTTATAAGAAGTAACAACACCAGAAGGATCAGAAGTTCTATTAACTTGAATACCACCATCAAATCCAACTAAGTTATTACCTTTTCTTAATTCAATAATATTATCTTCTACCTGAAGAATACTGGTATTAAAAATAGTTTGAGTTCCCGAGACAGTTAAGTCTCCGGCAATAGTAACTGCTGAACCATCATCAGTAATAATACTGTCAGCAAACTGACCATTACCATTATCCCATTTCATCACAGTGTTTCCACTGAGATTACTATAATTTTTTAATCCAAAATTAGATCCCGATAATATAAGACCATTATTAGCAGTTAAACTAGCACCAGTATCACTGTTTAGTGAACTAATTTCAAGTTCTATTTGACCACTTACATTCGTAGTCTGTGTAATAGTTGTAGCACCAGATTGTTTGAGAATAAAATCTCCTGGTTGTGGTGCAATAGGACTTCCATTGTTATCACTACCAACTTTAGTGACAGTATTGGTATCTGTGCTGTCGATAAGAATAATATTTCCAGACTGTGATACTTGTACATTTCCACCTAGAGCGGTTCCACCCTCAATAGAAATTTGTGTAGTCGCAGTTCCTGATGTTGATGGTGCATATGTGCCAGTAGATCCACCACGAATTTGAGTTACCGTATCTGTAGATGTGTATGTAATTGTTGGATCACCACTACCATCAACACTCTGAGAAACTACAGTTCCAGTTCCATCCAAGAAAGTAAATAATCCTTGCTGTGTATCAGCAGGACCATATGTTCCTCCAGATCCTGCACGAATTTTAGTTCTAGTATCAGTATCTAATGCATCAATATTAACTGTGCTACCAGTCATAGAAACTGTAGCAGCACCAGTAGAAGTAAAATTAATTGCTCCAGAGGTTGCGGAACCACCAGGAGCATTAATAGTTGTAATTGTATTATTATCTACTACATGTCCACTAATTGTTAAAGTGTCATCTACCTTAGTTAAAAATAACGATACACCATTAGATCCTGCTGGTATCGTAGATGGAGATCCAACTGCAATGATTACATCATCCTGGATGCCAGAGTTAGAATTACCACCCGACAATAAGCGAATAATTTTTTGAGATGAAGAAAGACCATCTTCAGCAGAAATACTATAAGTTGTATTATTATCAGGAGTTGTTACAGATCCACCAAGAGCAATAGTAGTTCCATTGACCGTAATTCCAGAGTTTACGAGAGCACTATTAGGAATATTAGTTAGAGTATTTACAGAACCAGAAATAACACTGGTTTCTAATGTTTTATTAGTTAATGTTTGAGATTGATTTAGATAAACATCACCAGGAGAATCCCAGAAGACTGTTGATCCATTACTAGTTAAGTATTTTCCAGCACCAGTATCACCACTAACAACAATCCCGTTGCCAGTTAATTCTAAATTGTCCCCGGATACAATTTCTTCAATCTTCTTTGAAATTGCATTAACAATTAACGGAAAGCGGTCAGCCATTTAACTACCAATGAATACTAGTGCTCTTGTTTATTTATGCCTTACGATATAACGATCTGTCCTACCATGCCACCATGAAACTGACAGATATAATAGTAGGTTCCAGGTGTTACTCCAGTGGTATCCCATGTGACAGCACCATTAACAGTTCCTTGTCCGGTAATAGTTCCAGTGCTAACTTGATCACCTGTTCCAGTAGTAGCAGATGTCTTTACATAGAATGGATGACCAGAAGCACTCACATTAAATACTAATGTATCACCGACATTACAGTTAATTGTTGGATCATTATCATTAGTGAAAGAATTATCTCTATCGCTACCAGTAAATGTATAGTGTGATGCTCCACTGTTTCCTACACTAAATGTGTATGTCTGTGGTGGTGATGATACTGGTGCAGGAGATGGTCTATTGAATACAGAAGTTCTAGGAAAGGTAAGTCCAGTAGATCTATTACCATCTACTTCACTCAAATATCCAGACACACGTCTTGGGTTTTCAATATGAAGATACTTGTTAGGACTACCCTGACGACAAGAGTTGTCATCTAACAATCCACCAGCAACATCAAATGTCATATCACCATAGATGCTATGCTGATTTAAATATCCAAGAGCATCTGCTTGTGTAAATCTTTCTTTTGCTGTAGCAAGACATGCAATCACACCACATACTTGTGGTGATGCCATACTAGTCCCACTAATTGCATCATAATAATTTCCACCACCACCATATTTGGTATCAGCAGATCCAGTATTACCATATGATGAAAGTATCTGATCTCCCGGAGCGAAAACATCAACAGCAGGTCCGAACATACTGAAAGTAGATCTCCTGAAATCAGAATGATCTGATAAGGCACCTACAATAATTGATCCACTATCAGGTGTATTAGGCCACGATCCTCTATTATAGTAGAAGGATTCATTCTCTCCGTCTTTAAAAATTGTGAGATAGTTGTTGTAATTTACATCACCAACTTCTGCTACTAGTAGATTATCATTACCAGCGGATCCAATAACTACAATGCCATCATCAATTGCGTCCTGAACATCAGCAGCAATAGATGCAGACCATGATGGATAATCAGGTAGTCCAAACCTTATACCAAAATCCAATCCCAATCCAGCTTCAGTCCAACCAGATGGTCCAGGAGAACCTGAATTATATGTCACTCCCTGAAAAGTTACAGATATAAGATCAACAAGATCCAATCTGTAAATATTATTACCTTCACCATCAGTACCTTTCTGTGGCATATATCTAATGCCACCATAACTATGATTAGTAATGGTAGGATTTTTCTTTCCAGTCTCTGGATTG